CGATAATAAGTCTTGTATTGTTTTTACTGGATTAGGTCTATACTTTCCAGATACACCAGACGCACCAGAAGAAACTCCAGTGACCGTTTCACCTTCTATAAATTTATCTTCTGCTGTAATGAATAATCTTCCGTTTAATAAATCTTCTGTAAGTATTACTGCTGTCGCATTAGAAGTTTCACCTTTAATAGTTTCACCATTTGTGAATTTACCAAATGATGATTGTTCTTGTAAGATTTTAGAACCTGCGTCTATTTGAGTTGCTTCTGAACCAAGTCTACTTGCGTCTAATAATAAAGTATTAGATTGACCTGTTTCTGTTTCAAGTAATATACCGTCTGTTGATTGAGAAGATGAAATAGAAAGCTCAGCGGCTTCCATTAATTGGAAATAAGTTTTTACAAACTCTAAAAATTTAGGATGCTCTTCAATTACAAAATCAGGTACTTGACCTTGTAAAAGGTTTGTAATCTTTTTATTAAACTTCATTTAATTAATATGCTGAAGTGGTAGTATAACCAACACCGGCATCCGAGCTTCCACCGACAAAGGAATCCTTGTCAACCGAAATTGTTGAATTAGGAATATCTAACTCTAAAATTTGGTCTCTAACAGGAACAATGTCATTTGAAGCAGGTTGCACGGTCAGTTCTATCACCGTTGAAGCACTCCCTCTTATATTTGAAATTTCTGTAATCTGTAGTGAGTTAATTGTAATCTCACCAGTTGTGTAATCAATCGTGCCTTGTGTTGAGTTAGTATAAACTCTAGTCGCACCTGATAGATAATATCTTCTTATGTTACCATTACCGTCATCATCTAAAAGTTGTTCGTTAGTAGAACCTTGTATTTTAAAACCAGATGATGAAACAACACCACCAGCAGTTGAGTTATGACTAGTATGTGGATTGTAAACAGCATTTCTAAAGAATACACTATACTTCAAAGATGAATTTAAAGTAGGTGTAAATGATTTTCTTATCTTTAGTGTTGTTGTGTTAGATAGTATACTATTGTCTGTATCGTCAATTAGTTTAACGACTTTAGAATGTCTAAACATACTATCGAATTTTTGTAGTGTAGATACATTGTAAGTACCTAATAAAGTAATGATGTTTGCTTTAATTGTTGCAGAGTCTTTTGTTGTTGCTCTTTCGTCATACTTTGCAGTTGAAGTTAAAACAATACTTGTGATTTCAGGATCCACAATAACAGGTGAAACTGAAGCAACATTATATTCTTTTAATTGTTTTATGATATCTGATTTAGATTGTGTTGTTAATGAAGAACCGCTCATAGGTTTGATTGCAATTTTTACAATACCATAAACTGGTGTCTCATCATCTTCTCCACCCCAAGCACTAACTGATTGTGCGTTAGGATAAATTGACATTACTTTTGTTTCGTAATCAGAAGTAGTAACCGCTCTGTCTTGTGCTGTATATTGTAGAGGTGCATTGAAACGAATACTCTCTTTTGTTTCTGCTGATGAACCACCACCTGCAGCTGATACGGTTGTAACCGTTATATTAGAGAAGCCACCGATACTCCCTGCAGGATTAAATAAGTTTGCACCGTTAGAGTCTGTTTTGTTGGTAACAATGTACTCCATAATAATAATGTTACCACTTTCTAATTTCTTACCTATAATACCATCACCAAATTTAACTTCAAACTTACCTGTATCTGTTTCAGACAAGAAGTATATTTTACTTTTGTTATTTAATTTTAACAATCCAGAAACACTTGTGTATGTTTCTGAATCTGTATTTGTTAAACTTTTTTGTACTTTAATTTTTAATGTTGTTGTATCAGCGTCAATACTAGGTATTAGATATTTTTGGTCTGGGTCTAGTGTGTCAACCGTATATCTAAAGGTTACAGGTGTACCTTCGTAAACTGGTACACTAGAAAATTTGTAAATACCATCAACTGGTGAAGTTGTAGTATCTGTATTAGTAATAAAGTTATAAGTTGTTCCGTCTACAGAAGTTGTAAATACAGAACCTTTACTCATAGTTAGTGTTGTACCTCTTGCGTCATTAACTACAATGTCAATTGAAGCCATTGGTGCTTTTACCGAATGAGGAGTATAACCTAACATCTTTGCTAATGAAACAATGTTTGCTCTAACATCAGCAGAATCCAAATACATTTCGTTTGCTAACATATTAGCATTGAAACCTAAATAGTGTGTATTGTAAGCAAGTAAGTCTAGTAGTACAGCAAAACCACTACCTTCAAAGTTGTAGTCTGAAAATTCAGGTTGTGCTTGTAAAAATACTTTTAAATTTGTTTTTATCTGGTCAAAATCCAGTTCAGTAATATCTAGTTTGGTACTTGCCATTTTTTATTTCCTATTGTGCGTCATAGTAAGTTTTTGATAACTCACCACTCTCTTGTGTTTGACCTGTTTTTCTACATCTAATATATGTTGCTACCGTACCGCCACCTGGTTTAGTATATGTTCTAATTCCGTTTGCGATTACTGAATTAGCGCCATCTGCTGAATCGGAATATGTATTTGCAGCCGTAGCTGTGTTTTCATATTGCCATAATGAATTACTTCCTGGTACCGTTACCCACGCCATTATCTTAACCTCTGTAAAAATGTTTCAACAATGATTGGTGATTGAATACCAACAACATAGAAACTGATTTGTAAATGATATCTATTTGCGTCAATGTCTGGAGCCGCAATGATACTTTCTATACTTGCTCTTGGTTCAAAATTAAGTAGAACCTCAGCAACTTTTCTTTCTAAATTAAGAGCAGTCAAAGGTGTCATAAGTTCAAACAACAATGCTCTTACATCACTTCCTATTTCTGGATGAAAAGGTCTCTCATAATGATTTGTCTGTATTAAATTCTTTACACTTCTTTTAACAGCGTCTACATCAACAAGTTTTACCACATCTCCTGTAACCGGATTTCTTGTGAAATCAAGGTCTAAATCAGAATAAATCCTGTTTACTCTTTTCTTACTTGTACTTGCTTTTGAATCGTAGAATGCCATAGTTTTTCCTTTGTACTAATATTTATACACTAACCAGCAAAGACATTTGGACTTCCTGCGGCTACACTCGTACAACCTGAAATACCATCACCAACACGACCACAACCTTTACCATTAATGAACACCGTACTACTACCACTCGCTATAGGGGCAGCATGGGCAGGACAAGGCACACCAGGTAGTAAGTGAGTTGTATTAACATCTCCCTGTCTACTAACTGCTATACCGTTAGCATTGACATTTGGACTACCGACTGCTCTTGACATTCCTGAACAATGAGCAACATCAGCGTCTCCTATCCTCGTAACCGCAGGCATTCTCTCTCCATTAATTGTTTTAATTTGTTGTTAAAGGTTTCTATGTAATTATGTTCTTCTTCTGTATGTGGTGGAGTAGGATAATTAGGCTCAAAAGATATGACCGCACCTATCTCATTAGGAATTTCATCATATTGAGTATAGGTGTGGAGATTATTGTTAATTTTGACAACAAATTTACCTTCCACTATTTTCCCTGACCGTTATACGCTTTCCAACTTCTTTTTTTACTCTTATTCATTGATGATTTCTTAATCATCTTTTTTCTAACCCCTTGGGAAGACTTTTTTCCCTTAGGTTTGTTATAGCCACTCGTACCGAGCTTCTGTAATGCCATAAAATCCTTTTGTTAAGTATATTTAGTTGATTTTTAAAAAGGACACGCAAAATTACCTGCTCTTACTTCAATTTCTCGGTCATTTCGTATTCCGTTTTCAATTGATTCGCTAATTTTTTTGTAATCTGGCGTAAATTTACATTTTTCTACCTTGATTGAGCAATTTGTAAGAACAAAAAGCGAACAAAGTAAAAAAAAGTAAGAAAAATGTGTTTTTTTTGGCATTTTGCTCGTTTTTTGCTTGACATTGATTGATAAGTGTTGTATTATGTATGTATAAGTTAACAAAAAAGAGAGGACAAAACACTATGAGTACATTTTTTGCTATGATAACTATACTTTCTGCCATTATGGCAGTTGGTTCAATTGAAGATTGCGGAGGTTCTTGTTTAGGACAAGAAAACTGGATTTTATTCGGATTTTGCTTGACATCAATGATAATATGTGGTATAATAACTCTATTAACACAAAAAGAAGGACAATAATATGACTATGATTACTAAAACTGCCGAAACACTACAAGACGGTATTAACAATATGATGGCTGCTGCCAAAGAAGACTACAGCGGTTGGTCAACAAAAGGAGACGGTATGTCTTCTTGGGCTCAACAACAGCTTGATGAGTGGGATTCTAAAATTAAAGTTAAAGAAGGACCTAAGTACATTAAAATTGTACGAGAAAATTCTGTCTTTGCTTTTATCTGTAAAACAGATTTTAAACATTTTAAAAAAGGTGATGTATTGAAACCTGCCGGTTATAATGCACCTGCTTTAAATCAACCTAGAGGAAATGTCCTAGAGGGTAATTACCCAATCAGATGGACCGGTCCTTTATACTTAAAATAAACCAAACGGGAGACTATATTATGAAAACTTTGAAATTTAACGATATGAATTTAATACTTGAATGGATACGAGAACCTTCTCACAAAGAACATCTATTCATCTTGGAAGCTGCGATTGCGAAAGCAAATCAAACTTCTTTAGACCAATTTAGTGTTGGTACTAAAGTTGTGTTTGGTCGTCCTAAAGGTGCAAAGCACTTTGGTGTGATTGTTAAATGCAATCCGAAGAAAGCAGTTGTTATGGAAGAAGGTCGTGGTAAATGGACCGTGCCTTACTCTTTAATGAAACTTGCCGCTTAACTTATGCAAATGGTGTGTAACCTTGTTCAGCAGCTGTAGTATCATCTTCTGATATTATATTCAAAACTTCTGGACAATAATGTTTCATCATACTTT